TTGGTCCACATTATGAACATACTCCTTTGCCCACTCAGGCGCTTCGCCTTCTACCCAATCTAATTCAACATCTAAGTCTCCACCACCTTCAGGCCAGCCAGTTGTGACTACTAATTCTGTTCCATCCTCAAAGAAGATTTGCTCAACAATTGAGCGGTATGTGATTTCACGAGATTCAATGTTCATTAGTCCTCTATGTATTCTACTGAGATGTTGCCCATTACTTCATCATACTTTACCATAGTATCTATGTCCTCAGCAAATCGAGCCATTAGATAATCTACTTTATCTTCCGTGCTCATATCAGGTGGACCGTATAGTTCAAACCCTATATCATTAGACATTGCATCATCTATATCAATGGTTTGTTCAATACTGATTCTAACTTTCATTCAAAGTGCCCCTCTGCCATTAGTCCTTCAAGTAGGTCTTTAGTTTTCCACAGGCTATTCCATAAGAATTGATCGTTCTCAGGATTAGTGGTCTTTAGCACGGAAGCCAAAGACTGAATCATATCATCAGCATCTACCTCTTCATATCCTACTAATGGCATTAGCCTACCTCTATCCCTGCGTAATGTGCGATAGTATTAAGAGTAGTGTGGATATGGCAGTCGCAAGCCTCTCCACCCATATTTTCCTCAAACTCTAAGTGAGAGTAATTGCTTTCATATATTTCATTGATTAGGTCGTCAATGGTATTCATTTGGTATGCCACTCACCTAATTCAGGGATAAACACATTTTCCTCTATATCCCATTGAGCGTCATCCCAACTAAGTTCATCAGTCATAATTTTACCGATTTCATCTATGAAGGTTTGCATAACGGCTTCTGCGTGGTGTCTATTCTTAGCCTTGATATTTGTAATAGAGATAGCAAGGTCGCAAGAATAGTAATCTGCATACATTTCAGGGTTTTCTATTTGGTCTGTTTCTAGGGTCATACATATTCCTTTTCGTAGGCTGGGTGGGATGTTACTACTAATTCTAGCATTTCGTCAGGGTATCTGTCAAGTACCCAATTAAGAGCCTGTCCAGCAGTCTTAAAGTCAGAGGCAGTGGTACTAGTACCATAACCATTAATGGTTGCTTCCCAGCAGTCAATACCACCAGGTGAGACGGAGTAGTTCATTTCATATATTGCCACTTGTTTTGTCATATCTTAATTATAGCCTAGGGGTCTGACAAATGGAAGGTTTGGGGAAAAAATATTGCCTATCGTAAAGAAATTTTGGGAAAAATATCACCCTATCGTAAAGTTATTTTAGCAGAAATGTTTTGTGATATAGGTCACAGCCGACGTCCGAAATTTTTATGCATTGCATTTTTATTTATTGCGATCCGTACGGGACTTGAACCCGTGACCTCTACCGTGACAGGGTAGCGAACTAACCAACTATTCTAACGGACCAAATGGTGAGCAGTTTTTATTCTTACTCAGGAATCTTTATTTAGTTTTTTTTATTATGCGTTAGTTAATTCACGCACAATCTTTAGTAAGCGATTTTTTTCTGCTGTGATAGCAGGGTCAAATCCGCTTGCGCTTGCAAGGATAGATTCGTTAGAACCACCACGAGCAGAGCGGTGCCAGTCAAGGCGCTCAGTAAGTGCATTAAACGCACCCCACGCATTACCAGCAATCATTCCGTTAAACTCGCCTGTGTAAATGTCGTTGATAACATCAACCTTGTTTTCCCACTTCTTGAATGCACCCTTAGAATCCTTTTCAGGCTTTGGGTATGCAGCAAGAATAATGTCGTTAAACATCTTAGCAGAAACTTCCTGTTGAATCATAGCGTTAGCCATAACATCAAAAGAATCCATATACTTATGAGCAAGACCAAGAGTCTCACGAGCAACTTGAATCTTACCTTGTGCAGTCTGTGTATGGCGAATCTTGAAAGATTGCTTGATGCCATTTTTCTTGCGTGTAGTATTAAGTGCAAGATTGAGAGTGTTAGCGCACACAACACGAACGGGTGTTATGCTTGCTTGAATAGCGATTGAGCCATCGTGTGATGTGTTGATAAGTAGATAAGTCTTAACCTTATCAGCAACGCCAGTAGGGTCAAGAACTGTTTCACGCTCTAGGGCTAGTGCACCGAATACAACACGACCGCCCTTGATTGAACCAGCAGTCTCCCAACGACCACCACCGTCAAGAATATTATCACCGAATGAAAATAAATCTTCATTCTGCATTGGGTGATAACGCTCACCAACGACACCAAGAATGTCGGTCTGTGTGTTATCTGTAGGATTAGTACGCAAGACATATTGATATGCCTTGTCGCTTGTTAGATGTGAGGGAGTTTCCAAATCCTCTAAGCGAACATTCCAACCGTTAAGGCTTGCAGCCTGTAGCATTTCTGCTGTTGTTTTTTCCTCGGTGAATACTGTTCCCAATCCGTGCCAAGCAGGTTCACGGAATGATGCGAATGAGGTTTTGCCGTTTTGTGTTTCTAAATCGTGAGCCACGATATTCCTTCTTTCTGTTGTGTTGATATTTCAAGTATAGCAGGACTGACTGACATATGCAAATCGGTATAGTTAATCATAGACAAATTGGACATTTCATAAAAGATCACCCCTAGACTACGGCGTGTCGATTTGACAATGACTGGTCGGCGGGACGTCCAAAAATTTGAGGGAATTTATTGAGCAGTTTAGCGATATGCTCAGATCTGTTAGTAGCCCCCTACTAAATATCTACTCTGTCCACACTGGATGATGAGTAAATTACTCCTTCAGGTTCTGATATAGAATCAAAATCAATTTCGTGAATTAAATTAATTGCTGACTCTTCATCTCGTGCATTGACTGTAATTGAATATAGAACTGTGACTTCCAATTCAAATTCTTTTGTTAACTCAAAACCGCAAATGTCTGCAATTTCTTGTCCTTCTGATTGATTAATGGTTCCATTTTCTAATGCTTCTAAGGTCCACTCTTGCATTTCATTACGCATACGGTTGCGCTCTGCAGACTCATCAGTGGAGCGAATAACTGTGTTGGCGTGTGCCGATTGCAATTGCTTTACATATTCCTCAAGTCGTGCAACATTTAGAGTTGCCTTAGCAAGAGAATCACGAAGAAACTCTTCTGTTGCGTGTTCTACTGTGTTTGTTGTTTGGTCCATTGGGGGCCTCTTTCTGTTTGTTGGTTTAATTTAATTATACTGGTTACCACTGACAAATTTAGGTGAGCAGTTTATACACTTACTCAGGTGATAGAGAGGCAGGATCCTTCGTCTGGAACCCCTCTAATTATTTACTTAGAGAATGTATAGGTATAGGCTAGGTGCTGAGACTTATACTTAGCAATCTTATTTGCAGTTGCTACAAGTGTGTGTGCTTTTACGGCGTTCTTGTCTGCAAATTGTAGAATAGTTTTCTTGCCTTGTGTGATAGTGAAGTTGTACATTTTAATTCCATTTCTGTTTCGTAGGTTTGTGTGAGCAGTTTTATATCATACTCAGGATAGTTAGGAGAGACTCTGAGCCTCCTGCCCTAATTATAGGTAGCGAGCCACCGCATTGTAGGTGGAAGTATTTACTACTTCCTCATCTGTCATCTTGAGGATACGAATTGCGTTAGCAATTTCCTCTTTCTGACTTTCATATTCGTGTCTGTGTAGAACTACGAAATCCTTAGTTGGCTCTGTTGGCAGTTCCTTTTCTGATACTGCTAGGTCAAAGTCAATGTTTAGGTTGTTGTTCCAAGAACGATATGAAGTGCGGAAGTTGGTTGCCTTCTTGATGTTTGCTACCGCATAGTCAATAAGTTCCTTTTTCCACTTCTCATAAGCCTTCTGATACTTTGCTTCATTTGCTTCTTGTGAAGTCCAATCAACTTCTAGTTTAGCAAGTGCGCCTTCTAGTGCCTTGATTACCTTTGGTGTTGCGATTTTAACTGAGATTGCTTTACCTCTTGTTGCCATTGGGTTTCTCTTTTCTTTTGTGGGTTAGTTTCTATTATAGGGGGTGGGTCTGACAAGTTGAGCCTTTTTAATTCTTGCTCAGGAATAAGTAATTAGATTACTTTGCTGTCCAAGTTGTCCAGCGTGTGTTGCCATTTACATCTAACTTAACACGAACTGTTTCGCCTGTCTTGCTAGGTGCGATTTCCAAGATAGTGCCTGTTACCTTTGACTTCTGTGAAGTGTAGAGGTCTCCGACCTTATATGTTGCGGTTGCTACTGTCATTTGTTTCTCTTTTCTGTTTGTTGGGCTGGTTTGCCTTATGTATTAAGTATAGCAAAAAATCTAAGAAATAACAAATCCATTTCCAAATAATCTCAAAATGTGAGACATTATCTATGTGATTTGAGTCACTAGGTTTTGTGCGTATAATACAATTTTAGCAGAAAAATCTCAAAAATACAAATCCTGCCTCAAAACCTGGGGGTAATAAAGATCATATCGTAAACCCTGCGTGTCGGCTTGACAAATAGGGGTGAGGCCGACGTCCCGTTTTTCCAGGGATTTATCCACTCCCACCTAAAATAGAAATCATTACTATTAGTATCATTAGTAAATAGAACCAAGGACTCATTTACTTTTTACTCGCAGAGAAAAGAATATCACTCTTAGAGTATACACATAACTTACAAGAAACGCAAGCGCTACCCTTAGTAGAGATAAGGGGAATTTGTTTATTATTCTCAGGACACTTAGCAGCAGGTCGCCCGATCATTTCTTTCATATCTGCTTGACCTATAGCAAAGTTCTTAGCAAGATAAGCAAGGCGAACACCTTGATTAATTTTTAAGTCAACACCAATTTTTACATTCTCACTATCAGTGCTAAAGTAAAGAGACAAGTTAGGAATATCCTTAAGAATAAGAGCAGCGGACTTTACGCGGGTATATACCCAGAATTGAACATCCGAATGCTTATCAATAACTACTTTCCAGGCATATGTATAAGTATCATTAAAGAAATCTCCGTCCCAGTGGATACGGAATAACATCGGTGCGTCTTTCTTGATACAGTCAGCCTTGAAATCAGAAATCATCTCATTAAGTAAGCGGACCATAGTTTCGCCGTCTGCGTCTTTAAGCAAGGACCAATTGTGTAGCAGATTAACTTTTACTGAGGGGAATACTTTTTCAAGTTTTCCTGCGTAGCAAACGCTTTCACAAACACTAGTGGCACCAGGGCACGAGAAAGCCTTTCCAGCAGGTAGGCCGAATGTATTTGCGATTGCTGCTTGCTTTCCATTTTTTGTGACAAGGTTAGCCACCTTTCTATCATTAGATCTTTTTAGTTTAAGTGTATTAGTAGTCAAGGCCTAGACTCATTTCTAGAGCAATGTCCTCATTATAGGTAGCGGACATTTCTTCTAGTAAGCAATGAGTACATTTTTCTTCATATGCGTCAACGGCATTTTCTTGACAAGAGGGGCAAGTTGTTGAGTAGTACTCATCAAACATTTCATCTTCATACATATTGGCCATTAGGGGGTCTCCTTTGTTTTCTTTAATTCTATCAGTTGGGACTGACATTTCCTACGGTTGTAGGCTTTCTTTGAAGGCACGGCAGAGGCGGCATTAGAGCGTCTTAACTCCATTAGCCTGCGTAGTTCCTCATTTGTTTTCTTCATATAGCAATACTAACACACATCTGATAAAAATGTCAAATCTAACTCGTGTGATTAAAATCACAAAAAATTTTCCAGCGCCCAGGATCGGGGAAAAGAAAATAAATCATCTTAAAGATATTTTATAGGGGTTACTGGTGAGTATCCCCAAGTTATCCACAGACACGCCCGACCGCGACGTCCAAAAATTGCAGATTTTTATTTCTGCAATCTTGGTTTTTATTTATTCTTTTTCTATTTCGTCTAATAATTCCCAAAGTACTGGTTCTAATTCTAACGCTACTGCGTTTAATTTTTCTTGTAGTGTTTTCATTTATTTAACCAACCCTTCGAACCATTGAGAGAATCCACCATTAAAGAAAACTTCCTCACCTTTGTGATTAGTAAGCGTTGCACTTACTAATTCGGTTTCGTCGTTAACTTCTAGAATCTCTTTAACAAGATAAGTTTCGTTATTGGAAATAAATATTTTTCCAACATTGATTTTATTAATTAGTGATAGTGACATTAGTTTTCTTCTTTCATTAGTAGGTATGAGTTGTTTAGTGGGCGAGAATTGTTAGAGAACATAGCCTCTACCATAGCCTTATTTTTTTCTGATTGAGCAATTCTTTTTTCTTGTTGCTCTTTAAGAATTCTATCAAAGGTACTCATTAGTCAAAGTATCCAAATTCTCCTATACAAGAACCACAGATACCTGAAAATTCTTGTTCGTGTTTTTCGCAATAAGCGACTTTCTTTTTTTCATTAGTGTTAGTCATTTTTGACCTAACCTTTCTTAGTGAGAGTTTCTCACTTTCTTTATACTGAAAGTCTACCACGCAGGGCTGACAAATAGCCAGCGTGTCGAGTGGTCTGACTAGTCAAAGATTTGTGATAAACATCACATAAGTTATCCACAGGCTGTGGGCGACACGCCCGACCGCGACGTCGCATTTTTATTCGGGGAAGTGAATAAAAATACTTTTAACTATTCCTCATAGTCAATAAAAACATACAACGGAATCAAATCAGTATAAGCATACTGAGTAAATTCTTTTTCACCAAATTCGTTTTGAGTTTCTACATCATAGTTATCTCCAGTAGAATCACTTATGATAGAAATAACCTGAACGATATCGTTGTCAATTTTTATTAGATCATCAATCATTAACTGACCTGGTGTTATATTGTCAGCGTGTAAAAGTTCCATATCTAACATTGTATCAGACATTTAGTTCTCACAATCCGAGCATATGATATCGCCATCAAATAAGTGATAGCCTGTTTCCTCATCTACCTCTATTTTACAACTCCAACACTTTAGCATTATTCCTCATCTCCATACTCATCTGCTGGGTCAATGAACCAAGATAAGTGGTGCTGCTCAACAATTGCCCAAGCGGGTGCAGTAGTGCGACCTTTATAGGTTATGCCTTCTGGAAGTGCAATTGGCGTATCGCTTTCTTCTGCATACATAGCATCAATAGCATCAATGCAAGGTTGTACCATAGAAAGTGGTACGGGCGGATAGTGATTACCTTGCAAGTGATACGCTATCTGAGTTTCTAAATCTAATACTGAGTCTGCTAATCCAATTACTGTTACGCTTCCCATTTACTTACCCCCTACAATTCCTGAGCGATACAATATTTTTGTATGCATCTTGCCTGACGGCTCTGATAAATTAACTGTTCGGTATTCATTAGCAAATCCGTGGTCAATAAACTTTTGATAAACTTCCACGGCAGATAAAGCATCAGCATAGCGACCAACCCAATTAGGCTTATTCTCGCTATCGTTAGTAGTAGTTACTGAGTATAGGTATTCGTTCATTAGTTAGCCTCTTTCGTAGTAAATAGTGCGCCTTCATTAAGTAAGCCCACTTCCAAGTTAAATAGTTCATCAGGTGTAGCAGACTCCAAGTCTACCCACCCTGCGCCTTCGTTGTCAATTCTAAAAATCTCTATGTATCCCATTAGTTTTCTACCTTTACTGCTACTGTGCGACATACTGTCTTTCCAAAGTTATTAGGGCGCACTTCTACCAAATAACTTTCGCAACCCTGATACCATACGGCTTTAGGGTGTATCTCTGCTGAGATAATTTCTCCAGTTAAAGTATTGGAGCGATACTGTGTTCCTACTAGTAGGTGTTCTATTGTATAGACATTTGCTGACATTTGCCAACCTCTTTCTTTTTGTTGATAATTCTATCCTACCATAGGGGTCTGACATTTCTGCTAGACACGCCCAAAGTAAATAGACTTTCTTTTTCCTTACTATGTAAGTCTAGCCTATTAGACAGAAAATATCAACTTACTAGCCAGTAAATCCAAATAGTGAGACGCTCAACCTATGTGATAAATCTCACAACACTAAGCCTGTGGATAAATCTGTGGGCGACACGCCCGACCGCGACGTCCCAAAAAATTGGAAGCAGTTTTAAATCTTGCTTAGGATTTTTATTTATTTTTTAAGTCGTTCAGTTCGCAAAGCAACTGACAGTCTGCGAATTTCTTTTTCTAATTTAACATTGCGTTGCCAAAATGCGATCATCATTCCAACAGAACCAGCAAGAGCAATTACAATTGCGATTAGTGTTCCAGTATCTAAAATCATTACACACCCGCCAATTCTTTATAGCAAGCAATAGCAAATTTAGTTGCGTCAAATCTTGGATTATCCGTTTCGAACATTAGAGAAAATTCATCTACCAAATCAGCAAATAGCATTTCCCCTTGTTCGTCAAAAACAGAGGTAGCAAAATAATTGCTAAGAATTTCAGCAGTGGCAACATAGTCTTTACGGGTCATCATTATGCGACCACCTTTAGAATTGCATAAGAACCATTTTTATTTATGTCCTCAATTACTGGAGTTAATGCAGGCACTAACAGTTCCTTGAGCATACCTTCAAGCATTGCAATTTGTGAGAGTTCATCTAGTTGCAAGAATCGTTGAGAAATTGGATGGGTTTCATCAAATTCGGTTACGAAGTTTAGAGAGTGATTTACTTTTATCATTTATTTTATTTCCTATTCTTTAGTTTGAGTTTGTTAGTAAGCGAGTGCCACGAATTGTGCCACTTAGACCGAGAGTATCGCAAGCGATTTTTACAGATACGCCAACAGGTAATTGAGTTGGGTAAGTTGATACGAATTGAGCAACCGCACCTTTAGAGGCAAGGTTGATTTTTTTAGTAGAACCATTAAAGGTTTCTAGTGTTACAGTGTAAGTCATTTTTAGACTTCCTTTCATTTTTAAGTGATAAGACTATCCTACCACTAGGGGCTGACATTTTAGGGCATTTATTCGCTAGGCTCAATGTGATACTGGTCACATTTATTTGCTAGGCTCACTACCTTATTAGTCATTATTTAATTGTTATAGTAGCAATACTAGCAGACCAAACCCAAAAAGTCAAGGCGACACGCCGTATAATTAATGTGATTTGCGTCACACGGGACGTCAAAAAATCGCAGTTTTTATTCTGCGATCTTTTTTTATTTATTTATTTTTTTGTATAAGAAATCCCAAGCCTTACGGCATAAAAGAATTGACTTACAGTTATCACAACAGATAACTCCGTGAGGGTTTAACTCAAGGTCATAGATGTCTATGCTAGTGCTAACCGCACCGCATACTGATTTAATTGATACAAAAGTACTCATTTAGTGTAACTACCTTTCTTAATTGCCTCATCTAGCATTTTTGCTAAATCAGGGTGAATTCCTAATGCTGGATTTTCCCAGTAGGTTTCTAATTCTAATTTTTCTACAAAATCTTTCATTAGTACTACTCCCAACTTCTAGTAGTGGCATACACTACGCTATTGCGTGGAGTGTATTCTATTTCTACTAGATTAGTTTCTAGTATTGTACCTGTTAAGGCTACGAGGTCTAAGTAATTGTTAGCCTCAATTTCTGAGTTAAAGATAACTCCTAGACAAGTGCTAAACTCTTTCATTAGAGGATAGCGTGGGTTAGTATCTAACTCCACACGATAGGATAACTTGTATCCTTTTACTTTTAGTGAATTCATTGTGAATTCCTTTCTTTATCAAGAACCTTTCTTGATTTTCTTTATACTAGTATTCTAGCAGGGGGTACTGACATTTAGGGGTGTTTTTCGGGCGTGTCGGAAAAGTATTTTTGTGATACTAATCACATAGGTTATCCACAAGTTATCCACAGGCACGTCCCATTTTTGCAGGGGAATTAAATTTATTCTTTTACGAATAAATAAAATCCACTTGCTAAACAGATCATAGAGAACCAGAATAGTGCGTTACCACTTACAAAAAATGTTTCATAGAAATTCATTATGAATAAATCCTTTCTCCGTAGTATTCGTCAAAATCTTTTATAGTCATTAGACCTTTATACTCATTACAGAAACCACAAAACTTGGTTTCGCTAGAATAGATTTTTTCACAAAAGCAACAAATTAGTTTAGTCATTAGTTAGACACTTTCCAATCTGTCCACATAGGTAGACGCTCAGGGTCGGTATCGTTATACCAACGCTCTATATTCTGCTCACAATTTTGGCAGAAAGTAAATTGCTCATCTCCTACATTAGAGATAGCAGATTTCATAGGGTTATGCTCAACGCATTTTGTTATTTCATTTAGTGTTATCATTTTTGACAACCTTTCTTTTTTTATTAGTTAATTTTATTTTATTAAGTTTTTTTATTTTATTAGCAGTAGCAATACTCGTTATCGCAAGCGCAAGAGCGTTGCTCTGGAAGTGGTAAGCACATTACGCAGGTTTCCCACGCTGTAACTCTTTCACACTTAGAGCATTTTACATATCCTAAGTATTCGTTCATTAGAGGGCTATTACCCTGCTCAAATATTCTGTTAGTCATTTCTGACTCCTTTCTAGTTTAATCACTTTGATTAACTTTCTTTATACTGTAAGTGTAGCAGGGGGGTCTGACATTTAGTAGGGTATAAAAGGTATAAATCGGACATTGTGATGCGTATCACATATGATACAAGTCACATTGAGGGGGTGCGCTGAGCAGGGCTTATGTAGCAGGTTATCCACAGGTTATCCACAGGCACGTGCTATGTGATGCATATCACACACGACACGCCTATAGGGTGCTTGACTTTTAGGGGTAGATGTGTTATTATACTAGTATAAGAAAAATTAAATAGAGATAAAAGGTTATGAGCCTACCAAATAAGATAACGAATTGTTATATGAGCGTAGCGAATAAGTAACCTAAATCACATATCCCACGCTCCACATAGTGAGACTACTGGTTAGTATACTAGACAGTACGGGAAATGTATGTTAGTATTACTACATACAAAAAATTAAATAATAGAAATCCTAGTTGAGCCTCTGAGCCTACCAAATAAACCGATTATCGGGTGAGCGTAGCAAATAAGAGCAAATAACACTAGGCAACAAAAAAGGTATCAAATAGATATCGCATTAAAAGAAAGGTTCACTAAATATGAACACTATATATAACGAAATAGCAGAAGAGTTTGGCTCATCTGCACTATCAGTAAATAACCCTACTAACTATGCATTGACACTACGCCAATGCGCTATTCTAAACGATAAGTATGGGTTTGATAAGGCTAAGGTTATCGTTGAGCGATATATGGCATTATCTAAGGTAGGTAAGTAAATATGAATCCATTTACATCAATAATTGATTGGCTAGATGAGAATGCAGACTATGCCCCTATAGGTGCATTCATAGGGTTAGGTATAGCCATAGCCCTAGCCTTTATTTTCGGGGGTAACTAATGAGCCTACCTATTATACTAATAGCCTTGTCAGTGCTAGGCACTATACTAGTCCTTATCCCTACCATACTAGATAAGGATAGTGAATACTAATATGCACATATATCTATGCTCACAATGTAGCACCCTTGCGGTAGTTACACAAAAAGGAAAACAAATAACTATTAACCCCTGCTTATGCACAAAAGAAAAGAGATAAATAAATGAAATGCCAAGTTATAAACTGCAAATCAACAGAGTTAGTCTATAGTGGAACAGATGCCTTTATGTTAGGCATTAACACAGAGACCTATTGCTATAAGTGCGCTAATGCTTATGCACAAATAGATAGAGTTATGTCTAAGGTAAGACAAGATTACCTAGACTCACTCACACCCGTATCAACACTTACTACATCTGACTAGGAGATAAATGTTTGATTGGTTTACAAATCCGTTTAGTGTATTCTTTGATTGGTTAGGATATTTTCTAATCTTTGGTGCCGTAGTTACTATGGTGCTAGTTATTGGTGCAGTAGTCGCAATTCCTTTAGGACTAAAACTATTAGGTGTTGCATTTGCTAAAACTATAGTAATAGAAACATCTAAAGTATTAAAAGATTTAGGTATTGCTAATATAGACCTAAAACAACAAAAAGAAACTAAGCAAATGAAAGCGTATCTAGATCGCAAGGTGACCCCTATACTTACAAAAGTTAGTTAGCCTCACCCAGTGATATTTATTAGGTGGGTGCCAGTATTAAGATAAAAAATATTGGTACCTCCTAGTAAATAAAAATAAACTAGCATTAATTTGACATAAATAAAACAAGATCGCTTATGTGCTCACTATATTTTTATCCTGCACTATTTAAAATACTGCATCATACATCTGAACAAAATATTCAGATTTTAGGCTATTTGAATTTACAAAATTTTTCAGATTTTGCTGTATAATGAATTCATGGGAATATTAGAGAATCTAGAAAAAGCCTGGGATCCAGAATTCCAGTTTGAATCAAACCCTATACCAGAAACAGACAATATCGGCAGAGAAATGTTTTGGGAAGATTTGGGTAGACCAACAGAAGACTCATCCTTGGCTGTAAAATTATTTTCAGAAACCTGCTGCGCTGACTGTTCTTGCAAATAAGGTTTGTTACCACTTATCGATAGGACACTTTGCATCTTGAAGCGTTGTCTTTAGTTTCATAAAGCATCCACACTTTCTGCATTTTGCAAGGGACTTCTTAAACCACTCACACCCATTACATATTTTTAAGCGGGACTCAATTAGTTCACGATCTGATCTTGGTTGATTAGGATCAAATAAGTCAATAAACCTAACATCATCTGACATATTTAAATACTAAGCAATAATTTCTTTTTGCTTCAATAGGTCATAAATATTTGACATCATAAAACTAAGGCTTGGCTGGCTTTGTTCAATTTGCATCTTGATATCTTCTTCTCTTAAACCAGCCTGAAGGCCTAAAGCCAAGTTGTCCGCATTGATGCTATCTAACATAATCTTTACTGCTTCTTCTTTTGTCATATTTTTATCCTTTTCTTTATATCCAATTGTATCATAAACTCGTCTTTTTGCCAAATTGAACTGGTCTATAGAGGCATCGCTATATATCGCTTTTCTATTTTTTTCCAGGGCAGAGATAATGGTAGTCCCTGTTCCACCAAAGATATCTGCTACAGTATCACCCTCTTTAGAAAAAGCCTCTATAAGAGTATCTGATATTTCTTTTGGAAAACCATCGTAAACAAATGCCGAATCCTGATATTTGGAGACATCGGTAAAAATCCAAGGCTGATCTATAACTAAACTATTTAGCCCAGGCACAGGATATTGAAAATTTTTATCTTTACGTATCTGTAAAATAAGGTTTGCCATATATTGATTCTTAATTGCTAAATCCACTTTGCCGAAATGCCACATAATAATCTTATCAATAAAAAGGTTTGTATTTTTTATAATATCTGCAATACCTAAAATACCATCGTGGCAGTTTGGAATAATAAGAAGAATGTTTCCATCATTCTTGAGGGCATCTTCCATATTCTTAAGATATTTAATCATAGACTGACTAAACTCTTCTTGGTCTCTTAAATTATGTATTTGAAGGTTTGAGTCACCACCGTATTCGTTGTTATTTGTCATTTTAAAATACGGCGGGTGAATTAAAAAAAGATCTACGCTTTTTGGCGAAAGAAACACATCCCTAGCATCCTTATTATAAAACTCTACTTCCACTCTATCTCCTGATCATATGTAACGCTATACTCGCCACCAAAGATTTCAGCATATGAGATTATATCTTTATTATATCTTAATACGGTGTTTAAACCTACTTTGTCTGACATATACTTACTACCCTGGACTAGTGGCTCAAAACTCATCTCCTGGCCTTCTAGGGCCTTATTAAGGGTATCTATGTATCTTTCCTTGCCGTATCTTTTAGATACAAATGCTTGGTCTACATATTCAAATCTTGCATCTCTATCGTTATCCCGTGCAATGTCCGAATTGTCTGTTATGTACTTTACTGCAGGATGATCCATCCGTGTAGACCAATTTCGCATGTTGTCGCTGTACTTCTCCATATTCTTTAGAGTTGAATCAGCGAAAGCCATGCGTATAAGGTCAGAGTCGGAGGTTTGAACCTCTGTTGCGAAACTTATCAAAAAAGCGGTTGCATATGGAAACTTGTCAGTATATGTCGTCACGCCGAAGTGTACATTCGGATTAAACGACTCGACTGACATATTATCGTCGAGTAAGCGCATATGATTTCCGAGAGATACATACTCTTGTCGATTCATATCGCAGTCGACAAACAAACATTCTTCTGGATTGATCCCGTCGGCGAGACACAAGATGTTCTTATCATATGATCCTACTATTTTCGAACCGTTAAAACGCTCTATTAATTTTGCGGTCATAAAGCCATCCATATCGGGGGAGATAATTAAATTCTTAGAATGCTCAAGAGTCTCAAGTATAGAATCTATCATGTCTGTCTTCCCTCCATCATCTTTCTAATTCTATCCGAAAGGACAGACAAGTCAAGTTCGAACTCTTTACTATATTTTTTAATTTCGTCCAAAGTTGCAAGCATATAGTATTCTTTAGTATATTCTCTATGGTTAAGATAGTTATTCATATCTTTAAAGGGTATGTGTGGACCATCGCACATCCAGGTAGTTATGCAAAAGGGGCAACCATCAAAGTTATCGTTTATCATAAAAATTCTACATTACCTATGTACTGAATTGGAAGTACGTCAATTATTAGATGAACTCTGTTTTCATTGCTACTATTTTCCACTGAATGATATTTTCTATTGTTTAACTCGTACAAAGTAGATGACTCCAATTGAAAAACCTCTCGTTCAACTGTAAATGTACATTCTTTATTTGTTAAAATAGGTATGTGAAACCTTCTTGACACATACAAAAGGTCTGATCTGTCTTTGTGTGTTCTTATTCTGCTGTTTGGCAACAGATTTATAACTTCCGACCTTATTACTTTTCCTACCACAAGTTCTTCAAGTTTTTTATATATATTTTTTATTTCATCATTGGCTTCTTTTGTTTTAAAGTTGTTCGGTGAAGTTGAATTTATTTTATCTTTTAAGTTCCACTCATAATCAAGTTCTTTTAATTGATACATAAAGGTTTTTTCGTGCGATTGGAACTTTTCTTGTCTAGATGTATCTATTAACCACTCTTCAACATATTCTGTTATTTCTTTTTTTATACTATCAACAAAAACAAAACCAAAGTTGTTTATTCTCCAAGGGTTTTCTTTGCTAAACTCTGTCATTTCATTTTCTCCTTTAAAGTATTATATACCTCTATATCAATTTCATTTATTTCGTATATTTTATCATAATATTTATTATAAAGTTCTAAGTCAGTCTCTACGGATTCATTTGCTTTTTTGTTGTAGCCAATTGTGTCATTATTATTTAATCCATAAATGCTAAAAACTTTTTTGTACAGATCTGGATCTTCAAAAAATAAAACAGTTATATTATTTTTATTAATACTTTCTACAACAGAATCTTTACTTATTTTTTTTGTAATTAGATACCAGTTAGAAGAAACATGCTTTTCTATTCTATTTGTATTTTTGTTATATTCATCAATATCAATATCCGATGTTAAAAAATAGGACTGCTGGTTGGATAAAACATTTATAAAATTTTTGTTTGTTAAAAAAAACATAAAGGCTTCATCAATACTCATATAGTTATAAAAATGTTCCCAAATATACTTCATATAACTAAAAGATCTTTCTACTGGATCTCTTAATATTGTAAATGTTTTTGAGGCATAAGGTGTTGGGGTAAGACCATAATGTCCAGAAATATAGTCTTTGTTTTTAAATTCTTGTAATTCTATGTTTACTTTGTGAGTTGATAAAAAGGTTTTTTGGTTTTTTTCAGAATGAGGCAAAACGATATCTCTAATAAAGACTCCAGATGTTCTTGGAATATGGAGAAAATATATGGCTGTTTTCATTTTTTGAATATACCCCTTATAATAATATAGTTATGACAATCCAAGACTGGGCTTCCCTTATCGTAGCCATACTTACAATTGTATCATCTATAGCCTTTGGAATCAAGTGGCTTGTTAAACACTATTTAGCCGAACTTAAGCCGAATTCTGGATCATCAATGAAAGACCAAATTTCAAGACTAGAACTTCGTATCAATGAAGCAGATGTCAGTCGTAGCGCAATGAAAGAAGATCATAAAGTTATGAAAGCCAAACTAGATCATATGTACGATATATTAATTGAATATATTGCCAAATCCAAATAACTCTATATACTATATATAAGATATCTTGTAAATACAAACCTTAAAGATAGTTCTTTTTTCTTATATATTTTAAGTATACACTATCCGACATCCTGACTATTAAGACTTATTATGACAAAACGGACATTACCTATTATAACAATTTTATAACTTTAAATATCACTGTCCGAATTGTACTGATATGATATACTTTAATCTGACTAGTACTCTGGTTTGTCTCTCATACCCACCAGCCTGAGTACTAGTCTTTTTTTATGGTATAATCACATTATGAATCTTTGTTCACCTGAGATATTTGGAGCAGATCCTGCTCGAATCAAATGGAATATAGTTAGAGGAGATACCTCTCCGCTTCGTATTGAATTTTTAGAAGATGATGAAGTAACATATTTTGATACCTCTGATTGGACCTTTGAGGCTACTACTTATGATCCTCAGTCTGACACTCTTGATTCCCTGGAAGTTACGGCAGGAGAGGGATATGTAGATATTATGGCTCCAGCCTGTATTACTAAATACTGGGGTACTGGATTTAAGTCAGTTGTAACAGAATTAACATTTGACCTTCAAGTAACTATTGATGGAGAAACAATTTGGACACCTTTGATTGGAACCATCTCTGTAATTGGAGATATTACAGGTAGCCTATAATGGCGGTAGTTAAAGTTACAACTCCAAGACCTGAGTTGCCACCAGTAATTAGAATCAAGAATAAAATATTCAAAATAAATAAGTGATATAATTTAGGCATGACTTTACACGCCCACACAACACTTAGCAATACAACTGCTACTCGTTTATCTCCAAACGGAGTACACTCTGGAATGGATATTACAATTCAAAACATACACGAATCTGCTTACGTATACGTCGGCGGAGAAGATGTCTCTGCCTCTGTTTATGGATATCGCATTGCTCCAGGCGCAGCATTTTCTATTGAACTACCTGGACAAGATGCGCTTTATGCAATTTCAAATGTTAACAGTTCAAAGGTTGCAATTCTACAGACTGGTTTAGAGACAGGTAACTAATGGCACGGTTTTCTACAACAGGTGGTAGCGGAGAAGGTACACCAGGTGCCCCAGGAGCAGATGGCGCAGACGGCGCAGATGGAGCGGATGCTCTTTGGAATTTTACTGGTGAATGGGTAAACGGAATTGACTATGCTGCTGGATCTGTAGTTGAATTTCAAGGATCTACCTACTATCATCCTACTGGCCAATTTTCATCATACGCTCCACCAACAAATGGGTGGCTTTTAGTATCTGCTAAAGGTGCAGACGGATCAGATGGTGCCGATGGTTCTGACGGTACGAATGGAACAGATTTTGGAATTTATTATTTAGGAAACTATAATGCATCAAGTGGATATGTAACAGACATTGCAGTAGTAAGAGGATCAGATGGACAACTATATCTTGCTAAAGCAAGCGGACAACTTGAGGATCCAGTTGGTAACTCTATAGAATGGGAAGTTTGGATTCCAAAGGGTGCAGATGGCTCAGCAGCAGACACTGGACAAATTACATTTAACGGTGTATATATTATGGGTGCTGGTACAGGATCTGGTGACGGTGCTGGTAATGGAACTATTAAATTACTGCCAGATGTGGCTTTAGTACAAAATCAATATCATGAAGATCAGTATTTAATAATTGATCCAACATCACCAAACCATATTCATATTCGTGCAGGAGGAGTTCAAGATGCTTCTACTGCAGATCTGTTTATTGGAGCAGAAAGAACTGGAGTACAGGTAAGTGATGGCTCTGGTAATGTAATTATTAGATCAAAAAATCCAGATCGAGTAGACATTTACGCAAACTCTAATCAGGCAAGCAACACGGAATTCATGGTTGCAACAGGTGCAAATATTCTTGTTGGTGACACTGTTCATTTGTACACAGGAGGAGATAATTTTGTAGTAACGGCAGTTACACAAGAATATCCTTACGCAGGTTTAATGACAGTTGTTGCTGACGGTCTATCTTTTGTAACTGGAGAATCTTATACATTCTCTAGAAATATGGGTGAGGATAGATGGATGTTCCAACCTAATGGAGTTACATTCCCTGACAATACCGTTCAGACTACTGCTTTTGTAGGGGGAGCAACAGGAACATTTGAAACTCCAGATAGTAAATTAGTTACAGTTACTAATGGAATCATTACATCTATAGACCCACTGACTTAATACCGTGAGATAATAGCGATATGGCTGCTTCTAAATCTATGGACTTTCCAGGTGCAAAAAAATCTTCCTATGCTGCACAAGTAGAGCAAAGTCAAGCATCCCCATACCAAGAAAATACATTATCATTTCTTCCAGTTCCTGGACCAACGGGACCACAAGGACCAGCAGGCAAAAACGGTATAGATGGAAAAGAAGGACCTCAAGGACCAGAAGGAAAACCAGGTCCCAAAGGATCTGCAGGACCAAATGGAAAAGATGGGATAAGTTCTTTATCGTCTTCAGGTCAGCAAGCGGGATGGGCTTCATATACAAACGATATTACAAAACCAACCAAACTTGGTATATCTCAAGGAGATGATGGATGGGTCACTCTTTTATTAGATACAAAAGATAAAATCCAGAATGAAACATATCTACCTAAAGGCTGTACCAGTCTTTGGAATAGCCATCAAAGAGCCCTAAACTTCCACGGGATAAAGCAAGGCTCCCAAGTATTCATAACATACAACTTTGAGTTAACTACCTATACCTCTAATACTGAGGTTTGGCTAAGAACCTACTTTGCAAGCAAAGATAAAGAGTTTGTGCAGTTAGTAGGATCTTTTAAATATCAGAATGTTTACAATCTTTCTATAACCCAGCAGATTTTTATAGAAGATCAGGCTATGTGGGGTAATGGGGCTGTACCACAGATTAGAACAGACTTTGACGCTTCCGTAATTTTCAATTCTGTATATGTCAGCGTGGTATAATAAAACTATGGCATTTCCAGGAGAACTAAATATAAATTATTATAAGGGTGATACCCACGAGTTTAAGGTATACCCTCAAAAGACTGATGGATCTATTTTTCAATTAGATGACTATAGTAATGCAAGGTTTAAAATTGCAGAAGTAAGAGGAGCAGCAGGACTTGCAGATCAAATTACTGGAAGTGCAATAATCTCAACAGATGGAACATATATTACTTGCGCTATCACTCCAGCAAATGGAGCACTTATGGACCCAGACATAACATATGTTTATGATATTCAAATTTATGCTGCAGGAGCAGGAACTTATGATAAAGTCTTTACACTTTTAACTGGCTCTATATCTGTAACAGATGACGTAACCCAGGGTACTGGAAGTTAATGACAAACATATTTGTATCTTCTGATGACGTTAAAGTAATTGGTGGTACAGCCAATGTTAATGTAGAAGTTGATTTTGGACCACAAGGAGATAGAGGTGGAATTTTTCTTGTAGGAAACGGACATCCAAATACAGTATCACATTCTGTTACATTGCAACTACTTGACCTTTATATAAATGTTCAGGCAACAGATGATGATTATATGGGTCTTTATCAATACGTAAATGTTTCTGGTGTTAACACTTGGGTTTTAACTGGACCATTAATAAAAGATAAATTTAGCGTTATAAGAAATGTTGCTTTTACAGATGGCCAGACCACAAGCGAGGTAGATTTTAGAGTATCTAATATTGCACCACAAAGTCTTGTTGGTGGTCTAACAGCAGAAGACTTTAATGTTCAGTGTACATTTTCTGACCCAGGAAATCCTATTGCACACTCTATTACAATCAAGCCTTTAGAATTTGAATCAGGAACTGGAGATTTAATGCTTCCAGTTGATATAAATGCCGTTGAATTTTCAGGAGGAAGTTGGGTTAATCTAAATAGAACAGTTTCTATTCATTTCCTAATTACGGTGGTATAATCTAAGATGGTGATATGTAATGGCTGCTGAATATATTGATAATACGGAAATTGGTTCTGGTATATACCCAACCAAGATACCTGGCTATGAAGATGCAGCCGACATTCAAGCGGCCTTAAGGCTTTACCACTATGGATCAACAACAATTCCTACAGAAAACACTCTCGGAACAGCAAGTGGAATTAACACAAAATCAATAGCAGGACATTTTAAAGCCATAGATAACACCATTCAAACACTTGCAACAACCGCCTATGTTACAAACGCAATTGCTGGAGTTACAGACGAGTATGCTCAACTTGCTGGAACAGGAATTGATTGGAATGCAGGGGCAAACAGGTTCGACCTTGACTATTTGTCAACAGTTATTGAAAAAACATCTAATTTTACTTTAGAAGCATCTAATGTTGGAAATACAATTCTTTTATCTACTTCTTCAACAATTGCCCTTACAGTCCCAGCAAATTCTGCCATTGCTTTGCCAATTGGTTATAAGGTTGATTTAATTGAAGTCGGTTCAGGAAGAACGACATTTACTCCAGGATCTGGCGTAACAATAAATAGCAAAAATGCACAAATGTATATTGACTCACAATATGGCAAAGCAACACTTTTAAAGATTGCAGAAAATTCTTGGATTGCGTATGGAGATATATATGAAGGTGCTTCTACACCAACACCAACTCCCACTCCAGTAGCACCTACTCCAGTAGCACCTACTCCTGTAGCGCCTGTCCCTGTAGCACCTACGCCAGTAGCACCTACGCCAGTAGCGCCTACGCCTGTAGCGCCTGTCCCTGTAGCACCTACACCTGTAGCACCTACACCTGTAGCACCTACACCTGTAGCACCTACACCTGTAGCACCTACACCTGTAGCACCTGCTCCTGTAGCACCTGCTTTTGCAATAACAAGTACTTCCTCAACAACAAGTTCTGTAACATACTCTTGGGCTAACGCCCCAGCAGGAACTGTAAATTATAGTATTTTCTATGTTTATGATGATGATACTCAATCTTCTGTAACTACTACATCATCATCATCTGCTACATTTAGTGGTCTTTCTTCAAGCACAACTTATGGAGTTTATGTTTCAGCAAGAAACTCAGATGGCACAACCTTGGCAAGCGCTTCTGCATCTATTACAACTCTTTCACCAACACCTACACCTGTAGCGCCTACTCCTGTAGCACCTACTCCTGTAGCGCCTGTCCCTGTAGCACCTACTCCAGTAGCACCTACTCCAGTAGCACCTACTCCAGTAGCACCTACTCCAGTAGCACCTACTCCAGTAGCGCCTGTCCCTGTAGCACCTACTCCAGTAGCACCTACACCTGTAGCACCTACTCCTACAGCAAATTGTGGACCATACCCATCAGGATATGCTCCAGGAGAGTGCATATGTGTAGGATCAATGTGGACTTGTTTTTAGTTGATAACTTGTGCTATAATTAATAAAAATAGGAGGCATTATGTCAGAAGTTAGATTTGCAATTGTAGTTGATGGAGAAGTCGCGGGTACATTTAGTTTAGATTCAAATAGTACAGATTCTACAGCCACTGGACTGATTGCAGCATTAAAATCAGATCCAAAAATTATTGAAGATGAAACAAACTCTGTAAAAAGAGGCTGGACCCATAATGGAACAAGTTTTGTAGAATAAGATAACTAAAAATGTCAGAAGTTCTTAGTCCTTGGCAGCAATGGAAAAAAAATCTTGGAGAAGCCAGGCCTTGGGATATAGCAAACCCTAATACAGAATGGGCAGATGAAGAAAAAGCAGAAGATAGATTTTCTATTTGCAAAGCATGTCCAGAATTGATTAAACTAACTACGCAGTGTAAAAAGTGTGGGTGTTTTATGAAAGTAAAAACAAAATTAGATTTGGCAACATGCCCTATAGGAAAATGGTAGACAATGAACAAAGAAGAAATAGCACCAGGAATAGTTGTTTATAGTAATGTAATACCAAATTCAGAAAACTTATATAAAGAAATTGAAGAAGGCATCAATTCTGCAAAAATAGAATGGCAGGGTGCATCTGTAAAAGAAGCAGATAATGTTAGGATTAACAACGAAACAAGAAACACCTTAACAATAGGGATACCATATTTAGCGAAAATAGACAAAGAATTATCAACAAACTTTGTTGAAGAGTTTAACAAAAATTTAAATAATTTATTTTTTGAACATTTTGATTTAATTGAAAAAGACTATTTATCTTTTTATGGAATAAACTCAAATTGGCACGATCAATATGGAATTTTAAAATATGGTAAAGGACAGTTTTTTACTAATCATATAGATGATCACCCAGACTATCATAGAAGAGTTTCTACTTTATATTACATGAACGATGACTATGTTGGTGGAGAAATAAACTTTCCTAGATTTAATTTAAGCATAAAGCCAATGTCAAATCAAATGATTATATTTCCTTCAACATATGTTTATAATCACTCAGTATCTCCAGTAATTGAAGGAGAAAGATACGCAGTAGTTAGTTGGATGCGATGAAAGAGCCACAATTAATAAATAGTTTATTAAATGCTGAAGATTATACAAGACTGCTTGAGTCTTTAGACAATCCTAAAAGTTTTGGTTTTGATCCTGGATTTAGTAGGTACTGCATTGGAGACTTTGATCTTCCAATTCTTGGTGAATTAGCAGATAAACTAGTAGACACTGCAAGACAAGTATTTGATAGTGAATCTTTAATGCCAACATATACCCTATTTGCACATTATGAAGGACAAAACCCTACCCCAAGTCTTTACAAACATAAAGATGACAATGCATGCACATATACTCTTGATATGTGTGTTTATCAGAATAATCCGTGGGATTTGTGGGTAGAAGACAAAAACTATTGTCTTTATCCTAACCAGGCATTGGCATACTACGGCAATGATCAATTACATTGGCGTGAAGAATTTCCTAACCCAGAGACGAATCATGTTGCTATGATTTTCTTTCATTTTGCAGAGCCAGATCATTGGTGGTTTACCAAGGGCGCAGAATATCTTCAGGTAGTCAGAGGGCAAATTACAGAAGAGCAGTGGGGGCTCAATTATGGCAACAAATAAGATATTTTTCCAACACTGGAATCCTTGCGGATTAATAAATCAGGTAATGAGTCTAGAGTTAGCAGTGGGTCTCTCACATGAAACAAATGCAACTGTTGTAGTTCATAATGCAAGCAACAAGGGTGATCATTTATTTGATTTTAGGGCTGTTCCAATTCACACTCCTTCTAGATTTCATAACAATCAAAGAGAAGGATTTACAAATCCAGATCAGTTTCCACACCTATTAGAATTATTAGACTTTGATTCAAACTTAATTGTAATTGATCAAAAAATAGACAACTTTAAGCAGGAAGAAGTGGTTATAGAGGACATATTAAATAACTACTACTACAGCAATAGCACAAAAATAACAGAAAATGAGTTAGCATTTGCTGAGGGCAGACAAAGATTGCCACTAGATAGACCAATACATCTAAAAGGAACATTGGGCTGGTACTCAAGATTTTTCTATAACAGAAGCCCTGAACTAGATAAGGTATTGTCCTCAGTTAGGTTTAAGAAAGAATACACAGACCTGGCTAAGAAGATATCTAACTCTTTAGGCACATTTCAAGGTATGCATTTAAGACTAACTGACCATGTGCACATGTTTGAAACCACTCAAGAAATGTTTGAGTCTTGGATCAGTAACTTTGAGCAAAACAACTTGCCAATAGTTTTGTCAACAGATGAACCAGGTCATAAAATGGTTGAAGACAATAAGCATAGATTTATGCTATTAGATGAATACATTGTTAACAACTTTGCAGAAGACTTTAAGTCCTTACAATTTCAGGATGAAGTAGTTTTTGGTTTAATCTGTAATTTAGTTATGCATGATTCAGAAACTTTTGTTGGCACATCAGGAAGCACCTATACTGCATACATCCATAGAAATAGAAATCAAACTCGTAATGAAACTTGGGATTTCTTTGATAATCCAGAAACAACAGAAGGCCATCCATACTCTTGGAATGGTCATCCACTAAACCCTGGCAGAAAAATGTGGTGGAGAGAATGGAAGGAGTCAAGATTATCATGAAGACAGCATTAGTCTTAGGAGCAGGTGGTTTTATTGGAAGCCATATGGTAAAGCGTTTAAAGTCTGAAGGATACTGGGTTCGTGGAGTAGACCTAAAACATCCAGACTTTTCTGAAACACAAGCAGATGAATTTATTGAAAGAGATCTGTCAGTATACGACAACATGGAAAAGGTTGTTCAGTTTAAGGGTTATGCTGGTAATTTTTATTCAGAGATACCATATAAATTAATTACATCATTTGACGAAATATATCAGTTTGCTGCAGACATGGGTGGTGCTGGATATATTTTTACTGGAGATAACGATTCCCAGATTATGGAAAACTCAGCATTAATTAATTTAAACTTACTTAGAGCACAATCAAGACTAAACAAAAAATACGAGATTAACAAGACCAAGATATTCTACTCAAGTTCAGCATGTATGTATCCCGATTACAAACAACTAGAAACCAATAATCCTGGACTCAAAGAATCAGATGCGTACCCTGCAGATCCCGATAGCGAATATGGTTGGGAAAAACTGTTTAGCGAAAGACTATTTCTAGCATTTAACAAGAACAACAAGATACCAGTTGCAATAGCAAGATATCATAACATCTTTGGGCCAGAAGGAACATGGGATGGTGGTAAAGAAAAAGCACCTGCAGCAATGTGTAGAAAAGTTATTCAGGCAACAGATTCTATAGAAATTTGGGGCGACGGTGAACAAACTCGTTCATTCTTGTTTATTGATGAATGCATAGATGCAACCAAAAAACTTATGGAATCAGACTTTACGGGACCAATCAATATTGGCTCTGAAGAAATGGTAACAATAAACCAGTTAGTAGACACAGCCTGCTCTATTGAAGGAAAGTCTTTAAAGAAAAATCATATTTCAGGACCATTGGGTGTTCGTGGAAGAAACTCAAACAATGATTTAATCAGAGAAAAACTACAGTGGGACTATTCTCTGCCATTGCAAAACGGTATAGAAAAAACCTACAATTGGATTAAAAGTCAAATAAATGGATAAGGCTGAAGTTGTAAGAGAAGTTTTTTTGCAAGATGGCATTGGAGCACAACTATGGAGAAAACTATTCTGCATGTCTTATGCAAAATACCACAACCTTCTTTTTGAAGACAGTCCAATTACAGATTTTTTAATTCATGAATCTGACAAAGTTTACAGCGAAGAAGAAAAGGTTAAATTCATAGATAAGTTTAATACAATATTAAGTAACCCTTGGAAAGATATAGACTTTTCTAACAAAGACAGTTTTGTTCTTTGTGATAAAGTTGGCTTAGGATACGAAATATTGTACAAAAATGCAGGAGTAATAGATCAGCCATGGACATTCTTAGATGTTGCCAAAGAATTTAGCACTATAGAAAAAACAGAAAACAATGTAGTGATTCATATAAGAAGAGGCAATGTTCTTCCAGAAAATCCAAGATGGGTAGAAGAATCTGTTTATGTAGACATGTTGCAACGACTTCCAGACTTTTTAAAAAAACTAAATATTGTTCCAGACAGAGTAATAATTTTAACAGATGCTCCAGATTCAAACAAAAAGTTTAAGCCTATAAATCAAAATCAATTAGATAAATGGAGACAACCTCATTTACACAAAGACGAAAACGATTCTTTTGACACAATGTCTATAAACTTTAAATTACTTAGGGATGCATATCCAGGTATTGAAATTTTAAATAATCTAGATACCTATACAGCATTTACTATGATGGTAATGGCAAAAGTTTTAATAACTGGTAGATCTGCCTTCAGCGAATCTGCGGGTCTACTATCAAAAAACACTGTTTTGTCAGTTAATAACTATCGCAGTTTTTTTGAAAGTATGCAATAAAATACCCCCAAGGATTTCTCCAAGGGGGCATTATTTTTATTTATTATTTAGGAAATTTAGCCATCCAGGTTTTAGTTCTTGGAGTGATGCCCTTCCATGAGGACCAGTCTTCTCCACCATTTGTCATATAATATGCAATCTCTGCATTTTTGACGGGATTAAATAGTTCAGCATTTGACTCAAGATCAAACTTAGTTCTACGATCAGGACCAAGGTTGTCAATCATATTGATTTGGAACATACCATAAGACGAGTCCCCAGTCTTGTGATTGCCATTAAAAGCCAATGGTCGCCCATTAGACTCCTTTTTAGCCACTGCCCAAGCAACTACAAGGTCTTTACCCTTGAAGCCTACTAAGGACAGGAGTTCCTTTAGTTCTAAATCAGTTAGAGAAGTCTTATTCTCAAAACTCTCTAGTTTTTTTTCCTTAGAAACCAAAAAAACCTCTTTCGAGGCGGTATCTATTGTCTGAGCCTGTTCAAGGCTAAGATTGTTCTTCGTATCAAGACCTGAATCAGCATTGGCTCCGTTCGACAAAACAGTTACTAATGCTACGATACTGAGTGTGCTAATGATCTCTTTGTTTCTTTCGATAAATTTAATCATAGTTTCCTCCTTAGAAAACAATAACACCCTGGTAGGTGTCTATACCAAGTATAACATGATTTTGGGCCAAAAGTCAAATTTGGGTGTATAATTATTTTATTATGACTACATATGATTTTTCTACTGCTGGAATTCAATATCCCCTGGAAACATCACCAGTAAACGTACACGGAGACTTCAAGAAATTAGCAGAATCCCTTGATGCAATTCTACCAGCATATGGAGTATCATATTTTCAGATTAATGTAAAAAATAATAGCGGGGCTGCAATAAATGCTGGAGTACCAGTATATGCAACAGGGTATTCAACAAAAACCACAATAGCAAAAGCACTTCCATCTACATCATCTCCAATACTTGGACTATTAAAAAACAATACGGGAAATGGTTCTGATGGAGTAGTTGTTGTTGCTGGAGTTATGGAAGGGTTAAATACTTCAAGTTTCGTTGCAGGAGAGGTTTTATATGTTGGAGAGTCTGGAGGCCTAACAAATGTTAGACCAGCAGGAGGATCTGCAGCAGTTGGTATTTGTGCATATGCAAACAATACAAACGGAATCGTAATAGTAGAGGCAAAAGGCAACGGTACCTGGGGATCACTCAGAGACGGTTTGTCGTGATATAATAAACAAATGGCAACTCTAAGAGGATCTCAAACATCATACGACATAGGAAATAAACCTCCTACAGTTATTTGGACTGTGGTTCGTGGAGATACATCTGGGTTTAAGGTTTATGTAACTGATGATGCTAAAGAGCCTTTGGTTTTAAAAGGCGAGGGATCTGAGTGGGACATTGCTATGAAAATTAAAAGACCAACCCTTGCAAAAGATAAAGGCATTATTACAGATGCAGCAACCCTGGTTTTAAATTTATATCCAGTTGCAGATGAAGATGACCTTGTTGGTGAATTTACAGTTTGGCTTACAGCAGAAGAATCAGTTCAACTTGAAACAGGAGACATCTTTGATATTCAGGTATCAGACCCAACAAGAGTTTGGACAGTTGCTCAGGGTAGCATGAAGATTCTTGAAGATGTAACAGATTAATGGCCACAGCATTAATACTTGATGAATTAAAAAACAAAACAGAGCGAATCTTTTTAGTAGATTACGCAGAAGTTAAAGTAGAAGACTTCACAAGAAAAACAGTTATAACTGAGGTATTGCCGTTTAGAGTTAAATTTAGTGCAATACAGATTCAGGCTATTGGTTCAGGTAACACCCCAGCAATTCCTCTACAGGTTATTGGGTACAGCAACTATATTCTTTAATTAGATTAATTAAAAGGGTGATATAATCTCTATATGGCTAAAATATCAATTTCAAATGTAAAGAGTCTATTTCAAACAGGTGATAGACCTACTCAAGAAAATTATGTAGATCTAATTGATACCCTTTCTGCTCAGGCAACAGACCTGGGATCAGCGGGTAACAATGAAAACACAATCACTGGTATTGAGAACTTAACTGTTATTGATAGTTTTGATGCTACGGTTTGGCGTATGGTGAAGTATATTGTTTCAATATCAAAAACTTCAGCAGGTGACAACAAGTTCTACGCAACTGAAATGACAATTCTTGTTGACGGTACAGATGTATCAGTCAGCGAGTATGGAACAATCGACAATGATGGGAATATTGGCACCATTGATGTCTCTCGCACTGGAAATACCGTGGCTTTAACAGTCACTCCAGACCCTGCGATCAGGCCAGTCACTGTACGTTACGCACGTATGGGACTTAAGGCATAACTAAGGAGATATAAAAATGGCAACAAATAATAAAGATTTTAAAGTAAAGCACGGGCTGATTGTTGAGGGTGCACAAGGTACAATTAACAACCAGACAATTCTTACAGAAGCAGACGGAGATGCATACATCCTCGGCCTGGTAGGTGGATCAACACTTATCACATCTGTTGACACAGATGATTTCACAGTAACCGCTGGACTACTTACAGTAGCAGCAGGTTCAGACATTGCAAGAGATGGCGATATCACTACAGCAATTGATGCACTTGATACAGACGATATTGAAGAAGGTTCAACAAACCTTTACTATACAGATACTCGTGCTCGTGGAGCAATCACTGCAGGAACTGGTATTGATTACAATTCAGCAACTGGCTACATTGATGCAAATCTTGGAACAGGACTTGGACTTGATGGTTCAAGTCAAATTGAAATTAATCGTACAACAGTAGATACTTGGTACGATGCATCAGGTGCTGCAGCAGCAGCACAGGCAGCAGCAGAAGCATATGCAGATGGTCTTGCAGGCAACTATGATCCAGCAGGAACAGCAGCCGCTGAGGTTGCAGCCCTTGTTAATGGTGCTCCAGAACTTTTGGATACACTTAACGAACTTGCAGAAGCAATTAACGATGATGCTTCATTTGCCTCAACAATTGCAACATCAATTGGAGAAAAGCAAGACACATTAACTGCAGGAGACAACATCAATATTACAGGAGCAACAATTTCTGTAACTGGTCTTGATTCAGCAGACATTTCAGACTTTAACACTGCAGCACTTTCTGCAACAGCATCAGCATACGATGCAACTGGAACAGCACAAGGCATTGTTGATGCACTTGATACAGACGATATTGAAGAAGGTTTAGCAAACCAGTACTTCACAGATGTTCGTGCTAAGACTTCAGCAGCACAACTTTTGACTGGTGCAACTCTTGATAATATCACTATCACAGGTGACGAAAATGGTCTTACTATTACCGCAGAAAACGGTGTAGCAGATTCTGATACTGATGATCTTGATGAAGGTACAACAAACCTTTACTTCCAGGATTCTCGTGCAGTAGATGCTCTTGAAGCAGTTGTTCCAAACTTTACAGCAGTTGAGATTAACTCAGTTGCTAAGCAGGTAGCAGCAACAGTTTCAGTAGCAACAGCAAGCCAAGTAACAGCATACGAGTTCCTTGGAACAGAGTATCGCTCAGCGAAGTTCTTAGTAAAGACAGCACAAGGCTCACACACAGATGTTGCAGAAGTTCTCCTAACTATGGATTCTTCAAACAACATCTCAATTACAGAATATGCAATGGTCGGAACTAATGGTTCCCTAATGACAATAACAGCAGACTATGTGTCAGTTGGAACGACTGTAAGACTTCGTGTAACAACTGCCAACAATACCTCAGTGGTAACTGTTGTCGGAACATTGCTTGCATAATAAAAAATAAAAATAGTTGGAAGAGGGAGCAGTAAATGACAACAGCAGATAAAGACTTCAGGGTCAAGAATGGATTAGTCGTAGCAAACGGCGGTACATTTGGAAATGCAGTAACAGTAGGAGCCCCAACTCTTGCAGAGCATGCAACAACCAAGGAGTATGTGGATTCTGTAGCAGGATCTATGTCTGTAGGAGCAACTGCTCCCGCTTCACCAACTAATGGAACACAGTGGTTAGACACTGCAACAAACAGAGTTAATTTTTATTACGATGGTTCTTGGTATACTCAAGCAACTATTGATGATACAAATAACTTACCACAGCACATTCACGATACAGCAATTGATGGAACTGGTTTCATAGTATCTCAGTTCTACGATGGCGCAACATTTAACAGCCCACAGGGTGCAGGTTTAGATGCAGGTGGACCAGACACAACAGTTTGGACAGTTGTATTTGATGGCGGTAGTGTAGTAGATAACTTCAATTAAAAAATAGGGGTTATAATAAGATAGTAAATGGGCAGCACCCATAAGGAGAAATAAAATATGGCAACAAGAATGCAACAGCGCAGAGGAACTGCACAGCAGTGGACTACTGCAAACCCAACACTTGGAGCAGGTGAAATTGGATTTGAGACCGACACAAATAAATTTAAAATTGGTAATGGATCTTCAAACTGGGCTGCACTATCATATTTTGCTAACACAGCAGGCCTTGAAGCACTCCTTAATGACGGCGCACCTGCAGCACTAAATACTCTTAATGAAATCGCAGCAGCAATTAATGATGACCCAGCGTTTTTTACAACAATTGCAACTAATCTAAGTACACACGAATCAGACACATCTGTTCACGGGATTGCAGATACATCAGTCCTTGCAACTTTCTCATATGTCACAGACGCAATTGCTTCAGTTACAGGTGAGTATTCAGACCTTGCTGGAACAGGACTTGCTTGGAACTCAGGAACAAACTCACTTGAAATTGATAACACAGTAGCAACAGAAACTTATGCAGATGGAGCAGTAACAACACATAACTCAGCAACAGCAAATGTTCATGGAATTGCAGATACATCAATCCTTGCAACTACAACAAATGTGTCGACTGCTCAAACAGCAGCAGAAACAACAGCATCTGGATATGTTACAACACATAACTCAGCAACAACAAATGTTCATGGAATTGCAGATACTAGCATACTAGTTACAACAACTGGAACACAAACTTTAACAAATAAAACAATTACATCTCCTGTAGGACTTGCAAAGGCAGATGTAGGACTTGGAAATGTTGACAACACAGCAGATGCATCAAAGCCAGTATCTACAGCACAGGCTACAGCGATTCAAACTGCTAAAACAGAAGCAATTGCAGATGCAACATCTCAGGTAAATGCAATTCTTGCAGGTGCTCCAGCAGCCCTTAACACACTTGATGAACTTGCTGCAGCCCTTGGGGATGATGCAAACTTTGCTTCAACAGTAACAACTAGTCTTGGATTAAAGGTAGATTCTTTAACACCTATTACTCAAAAGACTGCCTCATACACACTTTCAACATTAAATCACAGAGATGATTTAATTGAAATGGGATCGGCTTCAGCACTTACATTAACAATTCCTCTAAATGCAACAATTGCATACCCAGTTGGAACATCTATAGATATTCTTCAAACTGGAGCGGGACAAGTAACAATTGCTGGAACAGCAGGAGTAACAGTAAATGCAACACCAGGATTAAAGTTAAGAACTCAGTGGTCATCTTGTACTCTGTTTAAGAGAGCAGAAAACACTTGGGTTGTCTACGGCGATCTAACAGCGTAATAAAAATTCAATAAGAAATTAGGAGATACAAATGGCAGCAGGTAAAAAAGCAGGTAAGAAGTCTCAAGCGTCTAACGACTTTCTAGAGCCATTAGCACCAACAAGCGTATCTGCTACAAACGTAGGTACTGGTAGAGCATTTAATAATGGCTCAGCAACAGTTACCTTTTCTTTACCAGCACTTTCTCCTGCAGCCACATCCTTTACAGTAACTTCAAGCCCAGGGGGATTCACAGCCACTGGTGCCAGTTCACCACTTACAGTAACTGGTCTTCAGTCAAATACAGCATATACATTTACAGCAACAGCAACAAATGCTGCAGGAACATCTGCTGCATCATCTGCCTCAGCATCAATTACTGCAACAACAGTTCCAGCAACACCTTCAGCACCAACCGTAACCACACAGGTTAACCAGGACAATGTTTCTTGGTCTGCCCCAGCAAACGGTGGTTCTGCAATTACTGGCTACACCTGGGCATCTTCTGATGCAAAGGGTGCAACAGTGGGTTCAGGAACTATAAGCGTTGCAGTTACTCAAGAAGGAGGAACTGCTCAGACATATACAGTTTATGCAACAAATGCTAATGGAAATTCTTTAACTTCAGCAGCCTCTAACTCTGTTACCACTACTCCTCCGTTCTTCCCACCGTTCTTCCCACCATTCTTCCCGTTCTTCCCACCATTCTTCCCACCATTCTTCCCGTTCTTCCCGTTCTTCCCACCGTTCTTCCCACCATTCTTCCCGTTCTTCCCACCATTCTTCCCACCATTCTTCCCACCATTCTTCCCACCATACTTCGCCCCACCTACATTCTCTGGCGCGATGGCATTCTTCTAAAAACAAACATATAAATATTTATGTTTAAATTTAAAAGATATGTGATTTATTTTGATGTGATATACTTAGGGTTAAGTTGTTTATATCAAGATAAGGATAAAGATGTCGGTATATGATGAAAATTCAAATCCTTGGTTTACTAAGGATAGATCAGAAACTGCTATAAATAGATTTCCAACTAGGACAATAGAGGATAGTATTGTAGTTGAAAACCCAGCACTAGGGATAAATCTATATAGAAATGTTTTTTCAAAAGAAGATTCAGAAAGATATATAAACACTCTTGAATCAAATCTTGATGGCACTAAAAAATATAAATGGTCAGAGGCTACAGTTACAAATTCTCCTAATCCAATTAAAAAAGCAAGAGACTGTGTAGATTTTAAATATAAACAAGAAAATCTTGGACCAAGAGATCAAGACAACTCTGAACTAATCGATTTACACGAAGAAATATATCAAAAACTTAAATACTGTGTAGACGATTACGCAAAATATTGGGGAATAAATGTTGTTTATTATGAAGCCTTTAATTTTGTAAAATATGAAGGAGAAGGAAAACATTTTAATATACACGCAGACCACGGACCAGCCTATAACTGTACAGTTTCTGCTGTAATTTATATTAATGATGACTATGAAGGCGGAGAAATAAAATTTCCAAGACTTGATGGATATGTTCACACTCCTAAAGTTGGGGATATTCTTCTTTGCCCATCTAATTATATTTATGAGCATGCTTCTTTGCCAATGAAATCAGGGGCAAAATATTGTGTTGTTGTAATGACTGATATAAATGAGTTAGGACACAAGTAGTGACTACAAAAAGTAATAAAATTATATTTAAACCACTTAGGCCATGGCTAAATAAAAATAGCGTTAATGTTCCTGTTCCAACACAAAAAGAAACTCCAGGTTGGTATAAGGATGCAGACAGGTTTGCAAAGATGCCAAACGGAGAATACTACAAAGCACCAAAAGAAGTTTGTCCATTTCCTAAAGAAGGAACCGTAGACGACTATGGAAGAATCCCTACATGGAAAGCCTGTCCAGCAATAATGGATGCATTTATAACTGGCTACGTTTTTAAAACTCCTTGCGATTTAACATTTACTAAAAATAGTTCAGGGTATTTAGATGTTAAGGTTGAGAACCCAATGTATACAGAATTTTGTATGCCAAGACCACCAATGCCACAGTTTGAACACCCTAAAGGATACTATAAACACCACTTTGCTTGGATGGCAGACTGGGGAATGAAACTACCAGAAGGCTATAGCGCTTTGTTTATGACACCAATGAATAGATTTGACCTCCCATTTATAAATACAACTGGTGTTGTTGATTCTGATAAAGTTCATCTTCTTGGCAGTTTCCCATTTTTTATTGCAGATGGTTGGGAGGGAACACTCCCAGAAGGAACTCCATACCTACAAGTTCTTCCATTTAAAAGAGAAAATTGGGAGCACAAAATAGAAGATCTTGATCAGTCTACTGCCTACAACGAATTAATAGAAAATAGAAAGTTTTATAGACAGCCTGACGGCGGTGTATATAAAAATAAAGTATGGTCAAGAAGAGAATATAAATAGGAGATAAAATGCAAACATGGACAGAAAAAGTAAATCTAGGCAATGGAATAGTTTGCTATAGAGGAGTAATTAAAAAAGAGTTTGATGTTATTAATAGACTTGAAAACGCCCTTGGATCAGTTGCTTTATATGGAGAGTTATCCCCAGAGGGTAATAGATACCACTGGATGCCAGCGTATGTTGGATATCAAAAACTTATGCCAGAATATAGGGACTGCGTAGACTTTAAATTTAAAAAAACAGACATAGAGCAAGACCCTAGCGAAGAATCTCTAAAGTTGCAGGCTATTTGGCAAGATGTATATGATGCTCAGTTTGCAGCAGTGGAAGACTACAGAAGAGATCATAGCATTATGCCGTTAAAGTATTGGGAAGCATTTAACTTTATAAAGTATGGTCCAGGACAACACTTTAAAGAGCATCACGATCACGGCTTTTCATATAATTGTACAGTTTCTCTTGTCGCATATGTCAATGATGATTACGAAGGTGGGGAATTGTACTTTAGGCTACAAGACCTAAATATAAAAGCACAGGCTGGAGACTTGTATATTTTTCCATCAAACTTTATGTATCCTCATCAGGCTATGCCAGTTACTTCGGGAACTAAATATTCAATTGTTACAATGTTAGATTACAGCAAAAAGTTTCATACCCCAGATATGTATGATCCAAAATGGGATAATGAATAGTGTTTAAAATATCGGCTGAAAAATCTCATGGTGCTTTATTTAATATTGCTCCGATGTCTATAAAAAGAGAGTGGATGGATGCAACTTCCGAAGGTCACGCTTATAGATGTTTTCCAGTAACACAGTCAAATGTGGTTGGATGGAGTCTTTCCTGTATTGAAGATATAGAGTTTATTTGGGATGGTGTAAATGATCAAACTGCAGAACATATTGAAATTATTAAAGCACCAGAAGGATCCTATGGAGGAAGAGGTCAATCATCTATAAGTTTTAATACTGGATTAATATTTAGAACTGAACAAAATGTTAGTATATTTACTATTAATCCAGTTAATTATTTTAGCAATGATTTTGAAACAATGTCAAACATCGTCAGTACATCTTTTTATGACAATCCTCTTCCATTAGCAATCAAAGCAAAATCACCTAACAAAAACATTATTATTAAAGCGGGAACTCCGCTTGCAACAATAGTTCCTATTTCTCTTTCAGATTTAAACAATACATCAATAGAAGTTGTTGATTATAAAGATGAAGATAGAAAAAGAGTAGATGCGAATATATCTTATGGAGATGCAGCACAAGTGATAAATTCTGCTGGAAAGTGGACAGACTGGTATAGAGATGCTGTAAACGAAAAAGGAGAAACTCTGGGTGAGCACGAAGTTAGGGTTTTAAAGTTATCGGTAGAAGATAATACAAAAAATAAACAGAATGGTATAATATAATTATGAATAATGCAGACAACGTTGTAATAAGAAAGCCATCAATGACACCTTCTGGATGGTTTGGTAATGGTAAAGAAAATATTGTCGAGTTAGAAAATTTTATGACTCAAGAAGAATTAGAATTGCTTGACAAAGCAGCAAGAACTTTGACTGTGTGGGATCAAACACAAAGCCACGTAAATGAAAATGGAACAGTTGTCTATGATGCTGGATTTTGGAAAGACAGAGTGGCTAGTGCTCCATCTTTAAACCAAAACGATCCAAGAATAGTTCCAGTAATTTCTGGTCTAGTCGAAAGATTAAAACCAATTGTAGAAGAGTTTTTTCAAGTCAAAGCACAACCTACAGGACAAACAATTGTTAAGTGGCTTCCAGGTCAACTACAGAGGCCTCACGCAGACAAAGAACTTCATGAAGGTCCAGATGCTGGAAAGCCAAATGATTTCCCTCAGTATGATATCGCAAGTTTGTTTTATATTAATGATGACTATGAAGGAGGAGAGTTGTACTTTCCTTTACAAAAAGTTCAGTTTAAACCAAAGCGTGGAGCAGCATACTTTTTCCCAGGGGATAAGGAATATATTCACGGAGTAACAGAGATAACTAGTGGGCTCAGGTATACCTGCCCATTCTTTTGGGAAATATTAAAGCACACAGGAGATAGACAGCCATGATAAATTCTGATCTAAATCCAGTTGAGGTTTACCCTAAGATATTTGTTTATAAAAATGTTTTTAAAGATATTAATGCTACATATTCTCAACTAAAGGAATCTAACGGAGAAGATGATGGATTGTTTAGTCCTTGGACAAAATGGTCTCATTTTGGAGAATATCTAAATCCTACATTTACAGATCATCCACACAGATTAAGCGTTGACTACCTTGAGAAAATAGAAACAAAAACAGAAAAAGAAGAACTACAAAGACTCGCAATCCTTGAACTTTTTAAGAATTTTCATTTAGTTACGGAAGACTATGCTTCACGTAATGGTGTAGACCTTGACAAAACAAAAACGGTATTGTCAAATGATGGTGAAACTAAAGAAGAGTGGCAAATGACTGGACCATCTATAGCAAGATATAGAACAGACATTGATGACCCAATTGCAATGACATATCATTCAGACTATATTAGAGAGCCTATCATTAGTCCAGGATACAAGTTTGCTATAACAGCCCTTGCTTATTTTAATGATGATTATGAGGGTGGAGAGATTGATTTTATTGTAAATGGAGAGGCATATAAGTATAAGCCAGAGGCTGGAGACTTTCTTGTTTTCCCTTCTGGGCACCCTGAAATACTAAAAAATGGAGACAGTGTATATCTTCATGGAGTAATGCCAGCAACAGGAGCAAGTAAATACCTTTCTAGGATGTATTGGATGAAGTATTCTGTAGGAGATCCTGAGTGGTTTGAAAAAGAAAAAGAGTTTGGTAAAGATGTTTGGGCAGAAATGCAACCAGACATTATGCAAAAATTTAGAGATGAAAATCCTAACAAAAGTAATGCTGACAAAGAAAGAAGGATAAAATGAATCTAAATAATAAAAAAAGAATAACAAAAGATATAGTTGTTTATGAAAACTTTATTAGTGATGAAGAGTGTAAAAAAATGATTCAAGCACTTGATGCTCAAGCAGAAAGTGAAAAGTTGTCCTGGATGCCTATATCATTTTATGAGTCATACTCTTCTGTCCTTCCACAAGATAACGATCAAGAGGTGCTTGATGCTGGATTATCTCCAACTATTTTTTCAGACATTGAAAAAGCAATGCCAGAAGCAATTGCTTCAGTTCACGACCTTGATCCAAAAACAATTTGTAAAATTGGATATCACACACAAAAGTGGGAGCCTGGAGCATATGCAAGAATACACTCAGACAACACAGATGCTGAAGGAAAGTCTGGAGCATTTACAAGAAGCAGATATGCTGGATTCCTTTACTTAAATGATGACTTTGAGGGCGGACTATTAAAGTTCCCAGGACAAGAAATAGAGATTCAGCCAAAGGTTGGAATGCTTGCCGTATTTGACGGGGGATTTAGCAATATGCACGAAGTAACTTTGATTGAAAGTGGAGTAAGATACACCATCGGATCTTTCTGGGATGATCGTGAAGAGGATGCTTACCCACAAGAATTAAGAGATGCTTGGGCTGCAGAAATGAAAGCAACAAGAGCCCAGCAAGAGATTGAAAGAGCAGAGTGGCAAGACTTGTTAAAAGAAGGATACAAGTTAGATAAAGACGGAAATAAATACAAGATAGAAGATGTTGATAATGATTGATTCTTTTAAAAAACAATTAAAAGAAAGCGGATACTCTTTTGAAGAAATTACCTCAGAACTAATATCGGTTGAAAACTTTTTGTCAAAAGATCAGTTAAATACTCTAAACAGTATTATAGATAGTACATCGCAAGAAGATTGGGAAGTAGAATACCACGCTAACTTAAAAACATTTTGTATGAAAAAATTTGGAAGAGATGATGTAGAAAACCTTGTTGCTGAAGGTAAGTTTGAAATTACACAAAACTGGAAAGATAAAAATTTTAATATATCTAATCATGAAATATACCATCCAATGTATGAGGTTTTAAATTCAATGGTAATTGACTCAGACTCAACATTACATTTAAGTGGACTTGCAACAATTCAAAGAATGCAGCCAGGCGTAGAGTTAAAATCACACACAGATCAAAACACAGACCCCTCTATTAAATATGCTACAATTGTATATATAAATGATGACTATTTAGAGGGTGAACTATTTTTCCCAAATTTGGATATAAAGTTAAAGCCCAAGCCAGGAACAATGTTGTTTTTTCCAGGGAATAAAGAGTATGAGCATGGAGTAAACTATGTAGCAGAAGGACCAACAAGATATGTTCTTGTAGGTTTTATAAAAGACAAAGATCATTATGAAAACAATAGGTACTAGGAGGAGTTAAATGAATAAAGAAATATTAGACCCAAAGGTTTATTACTATACAGATGCAATAGATAATTTTGATAAGTTTCAGTCAACACTAAAGGAGTTAGACTACCTTGATTCAAACAATGAAACTGGGGTAAATGTTTGGAACCCTTGGACATCATCTAATGATAAAAGTTTTATTTATGGCGAAACAAAGACATTTGATATTAATGCAATAAACAAGTTTGAAGGAGAAGTAGGAGAAAAAAGCAAGTATATTTATGATTCAATAATGAATACTTTGTATAATGTTTGCAAAGACTATGCTACATCTATTGGAGATTTTGATGAACCAAGAATTTTCCCAACCTTTAATATAAAAAAATATAACACTGGAACAGGTATGGGTGCACACTTTGATCAATTAGACGGAGACAAAACTTTGAGATACTCTCTCGTAATGTATCTAAATGATGACTGCGAAGGGGGAGAAATCTCTTTTCAATTAAAGGATTATGATGGTGGATGGACAAGTTCTGATGGATTCTCTAAAGGATCTGCACCAGCAGTAGACTTAGACTATGATATATCTGTAGCAAATAAAGCAATTGATTTTGGACTAAAACCAAAAGCAAATAGCGTTATCATATTCCCAGCATTTCCTCCATACTTTCATACAGCACATATTGTGAAGTCTGGTTTTAAATATATGGTTCCTGCACACTGGATTCATAATGGAATGGATCTTAACAAATCTCAGGGGATGTAAGTGAAAACAGCAATAGTTACAGGTGCCAGTAAAGGCGTTGGCTATGCCACTGTAAAACTTTTATCTGAAAACGGATACAAGGTTATTGCTGTTTCTAGAGATTTGTCTAAAGTTATTAATTTAGTTTCTGATAATGTTGAAGTTTATAGACTGGACATAACTAGCGCTGATGAGATTAAAAGGTTTCACGAAAAGTATAGTGACATAACTCTTGACTTGCTTGTTAATAATGCAGGAGGAGGATCAGGTCCTACTCATATAATTAATGAAACAATGGATAACTTTAGAATAGCGTATGATATAAATGTATCTGGTCCAATGTATCTTTCACAACTATTTGTTCCTTCTATGAAAAAGTCAGAATCTCCTACAATTATTTTTATTAGTTCTTTGGGTGGAAAGTTTCCATATAGATCAGGAGGAAACTATACTAACGCTAAAAGAGGTATGATGGCTCTTGTAGATACTATGAGATTAGAGTTTCCAGAATATGGAATTAAGATTACTGAAATTTGTCCAGGTACAATAGATACACAAGAAGAAAAAAAGAATGCTGCATTAACAGCAGAAGATATGGCAGAGTGCATTAGGTGGGTATCTGAGTTACCAAAGCATGTAAATATAAATCACATAGAGGTAAACCACATACTTAGTGGTAAATAATTTGGAGAAATATGAAAATAAATAAACTTTATGATGATGTATATGAAGTAGAAGAATTTTTAACAGAGCAAGAACTTGCCGATGTTTATACTATAATCAACAATACTCCAGAAGAAGATTGGTTTGATGAAGCAGCAAGGGATGAAAATAAAACTCCAGATTTTTGGTATGGAAAAAACCTATACTTTAAATCAACAAATGTTTTTGATTTAATAAACGATAAGATGAGAAATCTTTTTGAGTCCTATTCTTACTATCCTGAAAAGACACATTTGCAAAGATATAAAAAAGGTGACTTTATTAAACACCACGCAGACCAGTGGATTCCAGATTTGCCATACTACATAGGATATGGATTTTGTTTGTATTATAATGATGACTATTTAGGCGGGGAGTTAGATTATCCAGATCTAAAAATTACAATTAAACCAAAAGCAAATGCATTATATATACACGGGGGGCACATAGTCCACGGCTCTCTGCCAGTCCTAGATGATACAATAAGATACTTCTCTACTGTTTTTATACGTGGAACAGAGGATTCTCCAACAAGACTAAAGAAAGAGTTATTTAAATGATACATAACATAACACAGCAAGAACAGTTTGTAATTGATATTTTAGATAAAAAGAAAAATGGATATTATGTAGAGTTGGGTGCAGCACACTATAGCAATGGTAATAACACTTTTTCGTTAGAGCAAGACTATGACTGGACTGGGGTTTCATTTGAAATAGTTGAGTCTATGAGAGATGAATTTAATTCTAATAGAAAAAACCCTTGTATGGGTGATGCTCTTGCCTTTAACTATGTAGACTACTTTGAAAAAAACAACTTTCCAAAACAAATTGACTATCTACAATTAGACATAGATGCTGGTTATGATAATTACGGTAGGCCAGTTGGAAATAGTCATTGGACACTTCAAGGATTAATAGCAGTTCCACTAAACACGTATAGATTTACTTTAATTACTTTTGAGCACGATGCAAATATGTATTGGAGAAATGATTCAATTAGAGATGCACAAAGAGAAATCTTGGATTCTTTTGGATACTCTTTAGTTCACAGATCTTTTCACGAAGATTGGTGGGTTGACTCAAATGTTATTGGTCACGGAGACTACAGAAAATACCTACACTGGCAAACATTGTAAACTAACTGTAAATAACAACTTTAGGGAGAGTTTTGCTTTTTATAAAACTCTGCTATAATTAACACTTAATCCGTTTTTGAAAGGACGATACACATTATGTCAGATTTTTTTAGTTTTAAACTTCCAGAGGACTTCGTAGAAAAGTACAAGAACCAAGCAAGCCCATTTGGGTTTAAAGATGCAGCAGAAAATTCACTTGGAGAAATTACTTTTATTCGTACTTACTCAAGAATGAAGGAAGATGGAACCAAAGAGAGATGGCATGAGGTTTGTCGTCGTGTAATCGAGGGTATGTATTCAGTTCAAAAGAATCACGCTAAAGAAAACCGCCTACCGTGGAATGACTACAAGGCTCAGAAGTCAGCACAAGAAGCATTCCAAAGAATGTTTGAATTAAAGTGGACACCACCAGGCCGAGGTATGTGGGCATTTGGAACTCCTATGACTATGGAGAAGAAGAACTCAGCAGCACTACAAAACTGTGCAATGGTATCAACAAAGGACCTTGATAAGAATGATCCAGGAGCCTTGTTTGCTTGGGTTATGGATGCATTGATGCTTGGCATTGGTGTAGGGTTTGATACAGTTGGACAGGATAAGAATTTTTCAATCTACACCCCAACAGAACCAGAAGAGATCTTTGAAATCCCAGACACTCGTGAAGGTTGGGTAGAATCAGTTAGACTTCTGATCAATTCATATTTAAGAGCAAACCAGAGTATTCAGAAATTTAACTATGATTTGATCAGACCCCTAGGAGCCCCTATCAAGGGCTTTGGAGGCGTTGCATCAGGACCTGCACCTCTTATCAAGTTGCACGACCAGATAGACCGTGTAATCGGCTCCAGAGGCGGAGAAACACTAGATTCTCGTGCCATTGTAGACTTAGTAAACCTTATTGGTACTTGCGTTGTATCAGGCAATGTTCGTAGATCAGCAACTCTTGCTTTGGGTAATGCAGGGGATGAAACATTTATGAATCTAAAGAACTCAGAGATGTTCCCAGAGCGCAACTCATTTGATCCAGAAAATCCAGGTTGGGCTTGGATGTCTAATAATTCTATTTCAGCAGAAGTAGGAACAAAGTATGAAGACTATGTAGATTTAATTACAGAAAATGGAGAACCAGGTTTTATCTGGCTTGATGTTGCTCGTA